GCGTTTCTCTACGTCTGCATAACCAACATATTCTACGTGAGCAGGCCATGTATCACCGAGATTACAATCGTTCGGTCCATAAGTTGTTCCAGCCAAGACCAGCTTCACACCAAGTTTTGCACAGACTTGAGATGCAATGTCAACACCTTTAGACCAGACCATACGACCACACATCAAGAAATAATCTTCTTTCTTTTCCGTGAATTCAAACTCAGTCAAGTCAAAACCTGATGGAATTGCAACATCATAGAATTTATATTCGGCGGTCGATACTTTTTCTGGACCCTGGAGACCATGCATAACAGCATAGGACTCATACACTTTATACGGTGCAAACGATGATGGGTAACCAATGGAGGGTTCAACGCAAAGCAAATCAGAATGGGCATCACAAACTGGCTTCTGTGCTACACCGAAAAAGCATAGAATGATATCATGAGGTTGTTTACGTTTCCCAATCTCTTTGATACAGTTTTCGTTGAATGTTTTAAAAACTTCATCTTGCTGATTATATTTCAGACCTTGATTCTTCCAATCATATATACCATAAACCTTTTCGTTCAATGCACGTGTTGTCACTGTGACATGTTCATCACACACCACAGCAGAGTCTTCACGACCATAATGAATGACATGCATTCCCATGTCTTTGTACATTTTACAAAAATTAATCACCTTTTGAGTAAACGCACAAACCGTATACTCTTTTGTCGATGCCGTATGTGGAATCGACAACACATGTAGTCTAATCATTTTATTCCTAAATCATGTTCTGTTAATACTTTAAAGGTCCATCCACGGTCGAGACAGAACTCAGTTGCGGCTTTCCATTTTGCTTCATTAATACCCCAAGTAACCACTTCTTGGATGTATTGTTTTGTGACTTTCTTCTTTTTCTCTGGTGGTTTAGTCTGTTTTGCTGGTTTCACTTCGATAATCATCACTCGGATTGTATCATCTTTTTGCTTAACTTTCACGTAAAAATCGGGAAAATAACGGTGAACACGGTTATCTACCGGAGATTTATATGGTATTGAGAATTCCTCGGAACCCCATTCCAGAATGGTATCGTTTATGTCGAGCCAATTCATCACTCGGCATTCCCAAGTCGAACGATAAATGATGTTTGATGGGTCTCCACGGTACTTTTGTGGGTTCCTCGGTTTAAATTTGCCTGAGTATGCCATATAAATATGTATATTACCTTCTTAAAATAACAAAAACCATGCCAATATCTATCCCGACCTCAGTAGCAGGTATTTCAGTGCCAGGTGCCATCAACGGTCCCCTACAATTGTTATACGGAAATAAATTCAGTTTTGACGGATTAAAATATCCTCGCAACTTAGGAACAGATGCGACCCGAAGCCATGTGATTATGTTTACCAGCATGAAGCCAAGTGGAAAATACAGATCGGAATTGGCAACACAAATTACAAACGTAGCAACGGGTGTTTTTAAAGGTGGAATAAAAAATGCACTCGAAGGTAATTTTTCACAAGAAGTTCGTGATAATACTAAAGCAGTTATAAATGACGTAACTGCGGCCGATGTTGATAGAATTCCACATCAATCAATCGCACTGTACATTCCAGACACAGTGAACGTGACATATGGCGCACAATATGATGATATCAGCCTTACAGAATCTTTAGGAAAAGCATATTTCTTGGCACAGGCTGGTACTTCTATGTTAGACCTGTTCAAAGAGAGTGGAGATAAAACTTTTGAACAACTTGCAAATAAAGCAGGTTCAGACCCATTTTTAAGAAAAGCTGTTGCTGATGCTGTCGGTAGTAAATTAGGTATGAATAATCTTGGAGACCTTGCTCTCAGGGGCATCGGTCAGGCCATGAACCCACAACTTCAAGTACTCTTTAGAGGTGTTGGTTTTAGAACATTTCAATTCGATTTCGTCTTTACACCATACAGCAAAGAAGAAACAGAAACAGTAAACAAAATTATCAAAGCATTTAAATATGCGGCTGCACCAAAAATTAATGCAACTGCTTATTTTTCACAAGGTCTTTTCATGGAAGTTCCTTACCCATTTAGAATACAATTTTTCTACAAGGGTGAGGAAAATCCTTATGTTCACAGAATTGGAGAAACAGTTCTTGAAAATGTAAGTGTTGATTATGGTCCAAACGGTTGGGCAACATTCAATGATGGTTCACCTGTACAAATAAAAATGACACTTCAATTCAAAGAAACAGTTATTGTTGATAAAAACAGAATCGATTCAGGATACTAATGTACTATTTCAAAACATTACCTAAAATAATCACACCTGACCAAAATGGTTATCCTATATTGATGACCAATTTATTGTCACGTGCGGCAATTGTACAAGAGTTGCTGAATAATCCAATGCAATTCTATGAATATGCAATACAAGAAGGTGATACACCAGAAATTGTGGCCGACAAATATTATGGCGATCCGTTCAAATATTGGATAGTGTTGTTCTCAAATCAAATTTTAGATCCTGTTTGGGAATGGCCAATGCCATACACTGCGTTTTTAGAATACATCGATTCAAAGTATGCAACAGAAGCAGAAGATGCTGGTAAAACACCATATGAATATGCCAATACAACAGTTTATGAATATAAAAAAATTATAACAACGACTGACGTTTTTACCGGAACAGAAACAGTAAAAGAGGTATCGATAACTGAAGACGATTATAATACATTGTCAGAATCAACAACAACATATGATATACCAGGTGGAACAAGTTGTATTGTAGCGATTACAAAAAACATAATAACATTATTCGATTATGAAGAAGACTTGAATGAAACAAGAAGACAAATAAAGTTATTGAATAGCAATTATGCCGGCGATATAGAACAACAACTTAAAATATTGATGAAGGTTATATAATGTTGGATGAAATTCAAGTCGCAGGTGGTGTTCCAATTCTTATACAAAAGGAAACACCAAAGGTACAAATAGACGGTCTTATCACGGCTGATGATTACAGCCTTGATGAGGCATATATCATCACATCAAAAGATAAAACAAACGTCAAAGCAATGATGGTTGAATTATCATATTATGAAGATATATTCAAGGGTATGTCAAGTGGAAGCATTTTGCTTAATGACTCTATCAGTTTGATAGATAGGCTTGGTATGACCGGTTTCGATTACCTTAAGTTAAAATTCAAAAAAACTACAAGATCATCCGAAGAATATACGACAGAAAAGTATTTCAGAATATATCGTGTATCAGAAAGAATTATGAATAATAATGCTTCTGAAACTTACACACTACACTTCTGTTCAGAAGAATTGTTTTTGTCGGAGCAAACAAAAATTAGCAAATCCTATTCAGGTAAAAAAATATCTGAAATAATATATGATATACTTTCCGACAAATTAAAAATAGATGATAGATATATTAGAATGCAGGAAACTGAGGGTCTTTATGATTTTGTAATACCATATAAAAAACCATTTGAGGCTATTAACTGGCTTTCAAATTATGCTAAACCTATTAACAGAGAAGGTGCGGACTTTTTATTCTATGAAAATTCAGAAGGTTTCAATTTCTATTCTTTACAAAACCTTTTTTCTCAAAACCCATATACAACATACGCTTACATACCAAGAAGTGTTGGTTCCACAGTAGGCACAACAATAGAAATTAAAAGTAAAGAACTTGGTAGAAACCTCGTTGGTATCAAGTCATATGTTTTCTTAGATACATTTGATACACTGTATGGAACAGTAACAGGTGCTTTTGCAAACAGATTAATTTCTATCGATCCCCTAACAAGAACTTATAGGGATACAAAATTTGATTACTCAACTTATTTCGAAAAAGCCAAAAATCTCAATGAATATTCTTTGGTACCCGAAATAAAAAACAGACTCGGTAAAAAACCAAATGAAAGTTATGATGCTGTTTTGAAAGTTATGGTTTCGAATTCTGGTCAGAAAAAAGCAATAGGTATCAGTGACCAACCTTGGAACGTAGCAAACGATATTAGGGCTGAAAATTATGTACCAAATAGAACAGCACAACTATCACTTTCACACTATTCAAGGATAAAACTTGCAGTGTCGGGTGATCCAAATTTGACGGTTGGTATGTTATTGGAAATTTTTCTTCCCTCAAGTAGAAACATAAGTGGTTCCGGTTTCGACTCAGGTGAAAGAGATCCATACAATTCAGGCAAATACATGATTACTGCCGTGCGTCATATTATTGATTTTAATAACAAATACGAAACAATTTTGGAAGTTGTCAAAGATAGTTATGGTGAATCGATTAGCAATTACGATAACTCTGGTGACATGGAGAAAGCTATAAGGAGTGATGTATAATGTCCGATTTTAAAAATAGACTAGGGCATGACAATTTTGTTTGGTGGATTGGTGTTGTTGAAGATCGTGTCGATCCATTGAATCTTGGTCGTTGCAAGGTCAGAATTTTTGGTTCACACACAGATAATCTACAAGAAATTCCAACTTCAGACTTGCCTTGGGCGATACCATTAAACTCAGTAAATAATTCAATGTCGTTTTCCACACCAATGGAAGGTGATTATGTTTTTGGTTTCTTTATGGATGGTCTTGCATCACAAGCACCAGCTATGCTCGGTGTATTTCCTTCTATACCACAGCAAGATGTTGATGCTGTTGCAGGAAAAGGTTTTCACGCTAAAGCAAAATTTACAAATTCTGACATAAAAGAATCCAATGAGGTAAAACCTATAGTTTACACCGATACACCTGCAATGAAACCTGTGAGTGTTGGAAACCCGACAACAGCGGCCACTTCAAGGACATATGCAGGTACTGGTATACAAAAATCAGACAATTCAAGGGAACATGTTTGTGACATTCCAGGTGTAATAAAATATCAGGCAGCATTTGAGACATTAAAAAGCTCTACAACATTCCAATCAATACGAAACGGAATCGAAACACTCGCAACTGGAGCGGCTTCATCACCTGTGACAACACAAGTAGTATTGGGTATTAAAGTTTTACGTGGAATTTTAAGAACAGTTAACGAATTGCTGGACTTTATTAATGAAACTATAAAAGTGATAGCAGAATTTGTAGCAAAGGTGCAACAAACGATTGCGTGGTTTTTAAGCCTACCTGCTAGATTACTTCAACAATTCAGTGATTGTTTAGCTAGTTTATATTCTGCCTTGGCTGGTGTATTCACATCCGCTATAGATACGACAACCAATGCTTTCTCGAATCTTATAACAGAAGGAACTGGACTGATTTCAGATGTTACAAAAACTATATCTAATACAACAACAACAATCGCTAATGCCTCTACCTTAGCATCTACGGCAGAGAAATCCTTGAGTCCGAATTCTTATTCTGGAAGAATTTAAATATGGCAACACAAGCACAACTAGATCAACAAATCCTTGACACTAAACCAGCAGACTATTCATGGACTGAACCTCCATCTGATTGGGATGTTTCTCCTCCACTGAATAAAGTAATTGGTTCAGAATCCGGCCACTTTATCGAACTTGATGATACACCAGAGCATGAAAGAGTGCGTATTCAACATAGAACCGGCACATTCACCGAGATACAAGCAAATGGTCAACAAATCGTCAAAATTTTAGGCGATAAGTATGAAATCATAGCAAACAATAACAACGTCCTTATTAAAGGTGTTTGTAACATCACAATAAACGGCGATTCTGTTGTGCATGTATTGGGTGACGCATATAGCAAAGTCGATGGTGATTCATACCAACAAGTGAACGGTAAAACAAAAGTGAATTCAACGGATAAAGTTGAAATTACGTCCGGTGGTGATATTTCACTTTTTGCAGGTTCTGCAACAGGCGCAATCACATTAAGAGCCGCCGAAGCTGTTAATATACAAAGTGATTTGAATGTTTCAGGCTCAATCATTTCAAAACAATCAGTTACAGCGGTCGAAAACGTAACTGCTGGTATGAAATTGGGTTCGAATTTAGGTATAGACACATTCGGACCCATATTTGGTGCAGTAAGTCTTTGGACACCACTCACACAAGGTGCCATGGTAAAAGATACTTTGGGTACAATGATGACTATGAGAACACAATATAATTCACATATACATAGAGCACCAAAGGGGCCAACTTCTACACCTTTACGTAAAATGTTATAATGGAGATTTGAATGTCAGGAGCTAACGTATTTAATAGATTGAGTTTTAGTTTTGATACAAATAAATTCGGTGATGCAATTTACCTAAGTCAAGAAACAAAAAACTTTCTAAACACACAACCCATATCACTGGAGACATGGCAAAAAAATGATCTTGCTAATGGCACGATTATTACAACAAATTACTACAAAAATCCGATGTTGGGTATTTCAAATCAACTGAGGGCAAACGCACAGAATTTACTCGGTTTACTTTCAACGATTAACAGTTATGATTATGCAGGAGGAATACCAATGGCATCATCAACAAGTGGACTGATAAATGAAATTGAATTATACAAAGAACATACCTCAAATGTTGCTGGTGTAACAAAAGCTGAGGCTACCGTTCCTGAAGATGGTTCTCCGGTCATTGAGTATCCAGACTATGATAGCGCCGTACAGTTAGGTCAAAACTTGTTGATGCTACTCAACAACACCGACGGAATTCAAGATTCCACACCTTTACTAGGCAGTATGACCAGTCTCTTTATCAGTGATGAAATTGTATCAAATACGATAACGATTGGTCAAGATTATTCAACAGTGAATATGACTCTCCGTACAGATATCGACGCAAACGGAAACGTGATTATCCTATCAAACATTACGACCGATGCTGCAAATTTGATAGTATCTCATGTACAAAGCGCAAATGGAATGCTAAACACACGTAGACTTCATGATTGGAACTTTTTCCGACAAGGTTTGATTCTACTCGAAGATTCGAATAAGATTGATAATTTGGAAAACGTTGGTAATACGCAATTGTATCTGATTAACAATCTCATAGGAACAGACGATTATAAGAAAAAACTTGCATCCAACACTGCTAATACAAATTCTTCCTAAAATTCGAAAATTTCGTTCCGGCCCTAGAATTTTTTTGGGCAAGTCCTTGGTTTTGAAAAAGTCATTTTACTCCTACGATAAATAATAAAATGGTACAAACACTTAAAAAACTTTACTCAGATATAGATTTCAATTTTACTAGAACGCCTGGTAGAAATGATATCGCATTGAGTTATGATGAAATGGCGGTCATTCGTTCTGTCCGTTATTTGCTTTTGACCAAAAATTATGAAAGACCTTTTCAACCAAACATTGGTAGTAGGATTGAACAGTTGTTGTTCGAACCTGTCAGCTTTTTAACAGCACAAGATTTGAAAAGTGAGATAGAAACCACTATCAATAACCACGAACCGAGGGTTAGATTGGTACAGGTCACTATCGATGAACAAGTGGATAACAATGCTTACAGTGTGGGAATAGAGTTTTTTATTGGAAATAATGTACAACCCACAGCAATCAATTTAATTCTTGAGAGAACACGATAATGGCAACAGCAAATTCAGGCCTACAGATTACGAATCTTGATTTCGGTGGTATTAAAGCCAGTCTAAAGGCTTTTCTATCACAACAAGACACACTCAAAGACTATAACTTTGATGGTTCAGCACTTTCTGTGCTTGTTGACCTGTTGGCGTACAACACACAATACAATGCATACTATTTAAATATGGTGGCAAACGAAATGTTCTTGGACTCAGCTATTCAGCGTGGTTCTGTCGTTTCACATGCTAAATTACTAAATTATATTCCACAATCAGCAGTTGCACCAAAGGCTACAGTTCATATTACAGTAAACGGCGTAACAACAACTACACTTACACTTCCAAAATTCACATCTTTTATTTCCGAAGCCATTGACGATGTAAATTACACATTCCTTACAACAGATTCGACAACAGTAAACGTAACAGCAAACACCGCAACATTTAATGATATTATCATTTCACAGGGTATAGCATCTTCATACAGTTTCACATATAATACCGCAACTAATCCAAAACAACTATTTGAAATACCAGATTCGGCTATTGATACTTCAACAATGATAGTTTCTGTGCAAGAATCGTCTACAAATACAGCATCAGTAACATACAACCTTTCTACAAATTATATCGATCTAACACCATCAAGCACTGTATATTTCTTAGAAGAAGGAATGAACGGAAAATATCAAATATATTTTGGTGACGGAATATTAGGAAAATCTCTCGTAAACGGAAACATCGTTAATCTAACATACATTACAACATCTGGCACCTCAGCCTTTGGTGCTAACTCTTTCACTGCTATGGATAGTATCGGTGGTTTCTCAAATACAGTTGTGACTTCAGTATTTTCAGCAACACAAGGTTCAGACAAAGAAACTATCGAATCAATTAAATACACCGCACCTAAAGCATATGCGGCACAAGGTCGTGCGGTTACAAAAGACGACTATATCTATCTGATTCAAAACAATTCCACCAATTTACCAATAGATTCTGTATCTGTTTGGGGTGGTGAAGAAAATGATCCGCCAGTTTACGGACAAATCTTCTGTGCAGTTAAGCCAGCTGGTGGTTTCACATTGACACCATCACAAAAAGAAAAATTAATTTCTGAAGTTATCAAACCAATTTCTGTACTGACAGTTACACCAACTATTGTTGATCCAGATTATACGTATGTAAAAATCAACACAAAAGTTTTGTACGATGTAAAGAAAACAACACTAACTGGAAATCAAATCCAATCTGCCGTTGTTTCTGCAATCAATACTTTCTCAGATACAACTTTGAACACTTTCAATTCTGTATTTAAATTACCAGATTTAATTTCAAGTATTCAAACAGCAGACCCATCTATCATTACAAACGAATCAACCGTAAAGTTGCAGAAGAAATTCTATCCAAAATTAAATGCAAGAACAACTTATATTTTAGATTTCGGTGTTAAACTAAAGAGAAATTATTTCAATGCAGGTCTAACATCTTCACCTGACTTCTCAGAGGCCGATGCCACTGCAATCTCCGGTGTGAGAAGGGGAATTTATTTCGAAGAAGTGCCCACAACAACTGGTGGTGTGGCAACAATTAACGTTGTGAACCAAGGTTTCGGTTATACAAAAATACCTACAGTCACAATTACAGGTGATGGTCAAGATGCTTCGGCATATGCAGTTCTTGTTGCAGGTCGTGTTAACAGTATTGTGGTTACAAATCCTGGTTTTAATTATACTGAAGCATTTGTAACGATTACGCCACAAGATGGTGATACATCAGGTGCATTGGCATATGCATCACCTGTGTTACAGGGGTCTGAGGGAACTATCAGATCATATTATTATTTAAACAATGTGAAGACCGTTTTGAATGCTGAGGCTGGCACCATCAATTACTTGACAGGTAGAGTTACAATAACCGACTTTGCACCACTAGAAATAAATAATGCGTTGGGTCAATTTACTATTTCTGTTGTTCCAGATTCAACAATCATATCATCCACATACAATAAAATAGTTGCGTTGGATGAATTTGATCCCGAAGCAATCACAGTAAATGTTAGTGTACAATAATGACTACTGATTTCGCCAAAAAAACCTCGTTAAAGGTACCTTATCAGTTACCTGAGTTCATCAGGTCGGATGATAATTACCAAACGTTCGTCGCATTCATACAGGCATACTATGAATGGATGGAACAACAGAACATTGGTTCAAATAAAAGTGGTGCTATCTACGGCACACAGAATCTTTTAAATTACCAAGACCTGAATTTCGTAGAACCTGGTGAAACATTTAATAAATTTATTGATTACTATATCAATCAATTCTTACCAAATTTTCCAGCAGATTGCCTTGCAGATAAAAGTAAACTGATTAGAACAGCCAAAGAATTGTACTCACGAAAGGGCACACCAGCTTCTTATCAGTTCTTATTCCGTGCATTGTATAATTCTGATGCTGATATTTTTCTAACACGTGATGTTATTTTCAAAGCATCTGACGGTAAGTGGTATGTTTCAAAGTCACTCAGGCTCGCCACAAACGATGAGCAGTGGCTTTCAATTGACAATTACAGATTGTTCGGTGAAACTTCCAAATCGATTGCAACTGTTGAAAGAAGCGTTGCTGTTGGTAATAGAATAGAAGTTTATATTGCAAACATTGAACGCCTGTTTGTTTCAGGTGAAGATGTTGTTGTCGTTGACAATAACAATCAGATACTTTACTTTAAAGATTCTAAAGTTGTACCACAAAGCACAGTAGGTGCAACACCGCTTCGTGCTAAGGTTCTTGGTTCCATTTCTGCCGTAAATATCAACTCGACCAAACGTGGTCAACTGTATAAAGGAAGAAGTCCAACATATTCTGGTGACCCAGTTGTATTTTATGGTGGCTTAAACTCTGCAAACGGCATAGGTGCGACAGCATATGTTTATGAAACCACAGCAGGTTCTCTCCGTGATATCACAGTACTAAACGGTTCATACGGATATAGAGAAGACCCAAACACATACATCAGAATTATTGGTGGTGGAGGTTCGGGTGCCATCGCTAACGTTGGTACAGTTAGTCCAGCAGGTGAAATCAACGTAGCATTTGTGCCACAAAACTACATGAGTCCATCTCTGTTTGCGGCAACACAAATCGGAGCATCATCTTATCCATTTTTTCCTGCAAATACATCAGCGAACTCTGCATGTTCATTGGCAAATGCGTTCTCGTTTATTGGATTCACGACATACCCTATACAATCTATTCTTTTAAATAACGGTGGTGGTGGATATACATCATTACCCACAATTAAAGCACTTTCTTTATTTGATACTACTGATCCACAAACAACAGAAAACTTAAAAATTAAGGGTGTTCTGTCATCTTTGGGTATGTTGGGTCCGATTCAAATTGTTACACCTGGAACAGGGTATGCGAACGGTGACATAATTCATTTTACAAATTCTGCTGGTGGTGTCGGCGCACGTGCAAACGTGAGGGTGAATGCAACAGGCTCAATCATTTCAACAGAATATCTATATTCAAATACAACAAATGGTGTAACCAGATATCCAAAAGGTGGTTTAGGCTACAAACAAGACAGACTACCAACATTGGGTATCACAACATCGGGTGGATCTGGTGCATCTCTACGTGTTAACAACGTTATGGGTGATGGTGCAGAGTTTACACCAATCGGTGATGAACGTGGTATCGGTGCTATCACATCGTTTATTATTGAAAATTTTGGTGAAGATTATATCGAGTCACCTAGAGTTTCACTTAAAGTGCGTGATTTGGTTGTTACAAACGTTTCGGCTACCAACATCATTAAAAACGGTGATTTGATTTATCAAGGTGCAAACGTAAACACTGCCGTGTTTAAAGCATATGTCGATTCAATTACACTGTTGCAGTCTGATGCTATACAAGCAAATTCAAAATATATTCTAAGAGTATACAACTACACATCAAATACAAAAACCAATCTACAATTAAAATCCACAGACCGTGCGATTGGTGCAAACCTTTATTTGGATTTGGATACAACATACACCACAACAAATACAGAAACTGGTGAATTTGTTTACCAATCTGGTGTTAGAACATATGGAAATGGTGCTGCCATTGCAACCGCTAGGTTCTTAAACGGTTTGATTATTGGTACAGGTCAATATCTCAACGATGATGGTTTCGCAAGTTCTAACCAGATTCTAGAGAATCAAGACTACAATAACTTCACATATGATTTGATTGTACAAAAGTCTTTTGATGCATACAAAGAAGTATTATATAAACTATTGCATCCATCAGGCACAAAAGTTATACCAATCAATGCACTCAAATCTGAAAGCAGTATTGTTGTACACAAAGAATCAACAAATTCAAATACAAATACTTTAGGTTACTACACTGGTGATCCAGGTTCAAATGCAACAATGTATTCCACATTCGAGAATGCAAGTAACAACATTATTAAATTTGATGCCCTTGTTGGTGCAAACATAGCAAACATTGCATTTCCAGGTTCTTTGGTTTCATTGATACACCCATATGGACCAAATGTATACTCACAAATTATTTCTGTAAATACTACAAGCAACACGGTTGTTATAAGTGACAACGTATTCCTATCATTCGCAAACGTTGCAACCGCAAACGTAACCACTTCCAACAATAGAATAAATATATTGTCTGCAACAGGTCAATATGATGTTATCAATAACGGTCAGTACAGTAATACTGCAAACAAGATACGTGATATCATTTTCACCGGTGATAGAATTAGAGTTGTAAGTGGATCGAATACTTTCCACGGTACGGTAAGTTGGATTAGCTATTCGAACAACGTGATTGGTGCTAACACAACAATACCATTCTCATCGAACACTGCAAACATTTCTATTGGAAGAACAATCGCAACATCGAATGTGGAATTCTATAACTCTCTTGGTACAATCTATTATCCAGAACTGATAACACAAGATAATAGAGAGATTGAAACACAAGACGGAAGAACATTACTTTTAGGATAAAAAATGTCAACAGTAAAAATTACAGACTTACCAGCAATTACGACAATCAATTCCAACACGGCAAATACCGTGCTGGTTGGTGTTGACATTCCAACCAACATAACTGGTAAAATTACACTTACAACACTTGCGGCTGGACTATATTCAAACAACAACCTGGTCGTTGGCAATAACTTTACCGTTTTACCAAATGTTGTTGGTCAATTTACAGGAAACTCAACGTCTTATATTCAAGTCAACTTGGAAAACCAAACTTCTTCCGGTTCTGGTGATTTTGTTGTGACTGCCAATGATGGTACAGACACAGACCACTTCATCGACATGGGTATTAACGGGTCAACATATTCTGATCCAGCATTTTCAGCAACAAAAGCACGTGATGGTTATCTGTATATTGCATCCTCTGGAGCGGGCAAAGGTAACTTGGTAATCGGTACGACCAACTCGACAGGTAAAGTTAACTTTGTGGTTGGTGGAATGGAAACATCCAACATTGTTGGTTACATTGATGTAAATGGTATCTGGTCAAACTCAATTAACTCAGTTGTGACAGCGAATGCCGCTTCAGCTAACTCAGTAATCAACACACGCATTTCTGCTAACGTTGTTACTCTCCGTTCTGAGATTGCAGGTAACGTATCAACTCTCCGTGGTGAAATTACTTCCAACGTTTCAACACTGAACGGGTCAATTACATCGAACATCGCCACACAGAATACGTTTACACAAGCCGCTTTCAACAAAGCAAACAATGCACTTGCCAACACTTCAGGTACTTTTGATGGTAATTTGTCCGTCACAGGTGACCTATCGTTATTGAACGGTTCGTTATCATCGGCTGGTAACATGACCGTTAACGGAACAATGGTTCTTGCCAACTCAAACTTCAGTTCAACAGAGTCGGCACTTACCATTAAAGCAACTGCAACAACACAAACACCATCAAATCCTGGTTACATGTTGCATATTTCCGGTAAAGCAAATACACCATCACGTATTGTGTTCGATTCATTCAGCACAGATGGTTCGGCATACGGACTTGTCGCAGGTAGAACAGCACGAGGTACAGTAACATCACCAACAGCAACACAAAACAATGATGTGTTGATGCGTATGACCGGTAACGGTTGGGGTACAACAGGGTTCGCACCTCTTGGTGTTGCACGTATTGATATTGTTGCAACAGAAAACTATACAGACTCTGCACGTGGTTCAAAAATTGTTATGTATAACATTGCAACAGGAACCAATACTGTACAACAGATTGCATCATTCAATGCCGATTCTATTGAATTTACTGGAACAGTTGCACCAGAAAAAGGTTTCATTTACACACCAACGGTTCTTCCTGGTTCAC